ATCTTTTTTGTATTCCATATATGCTTTAACAAATTCTTTTGGATAATTTCTAATCTCATTTACTAATCCACCATATTTAAATTGGTCAAAATATTGCATATCAAATGCGGCAATGCTAACATTATTCTGAAAACCTATAATTTTACAATAATCAAGGTCGAGTGGTTGAATCATAAAATTGTCATCAAGTGATAAACCTTCTAATCTATCTAAGGATTCAATCATTCCTGTAGAAGTATTAATATTTTTATTTGAAGCAGTTGTATCCCTTAATACACCAACAAATATACCTTCAATAAATAAACTTCTAAGTATGTCTCTTGTTGACCTATCAATATTTAAAAGTTTAAGTAAAAAATTAAACTTCTTTTTTATATTTTTCATTTTATCTGTTTTATTTCTTAATGTAGTTATATAAGATAATGTAGGTAATGCAATCATTCTGTCTATAGATTGTCCATATAATCCATTAGCATTATAGGCTTGTTTTGATATTGTACGAAGAATTTTATTATATATCATAGGATATTTTACATATTCTTTTAATTGTTCCATTGAAATTGAAGTAGTTGAAGTAAAATTACTTATGTAATAGTTCATACCATCTAAAGAATTTAATTCCACTTCATGAGAATTAGTCTCTATTTGAGGATTCTTTGTTACAGTTTTTTCCAATATAAATCCTCCTTTCTTTATTTTTATATTAATTGATTATAAATCTATTATTTTTATTTTTGTTCTAGGAGGAAGTACAAAAACTCCACCATTATTTTCAACAATTTCTTTAAATTTTTCTTCCACATATCCTTTTAAATATGCCTGTTGTTCCTTATTTAATGTAGTACTACCTACACGGTCACTTTCTGGATATTCCACAATTAGAATTTTATTGTTATAACTAAACTCTTCACACATTTCTTAATCTCCTTTTAATCATATTTATATAGTTCGATTTTAACTGTAAGTAAATACAAAATCGTAATCTGAATCTCCGCCCTCTTTCAATAAATCTATCTCTAATATAGAAATCCATAAATTTCCATAACTACAAGAAGTGTAACGGTCTTTTCTTGCTGTGCCAATAGTATCTAGTTTAATATTTCCACCACTCATTGAATATTCAAGATTAATTGTTTCATTTATCATTAACATAAATTCAATATAAGGATGTAAATACCATACCTTTAAATTTATATCCTGATTACGTGAAAAATCTTTATTCTTTTTATTTAAATAATCTTCTCCTACACTCTCATCTACGAGGAAAGAACACATATTTCTTTGTAATTTATCTCGAAAATCAACAGCAATATCATTATTTAACTTTGCATTTGCCATAATTGGATATATAACTGGTTTCGCACTAATAGCCAATGTCTTTTCTTTTAACTCATCAATTAATTTTTTATCTAAAGATTTATGTTCATACACAGTTAAAGCTTCATATTCTACTCCACGTTCTTCATCTTTTGTTACTACCGCAAGTCTTTCAAATATAGCAATACCAGCTTGCTGTAAGTCTAATACAATATAATCTGCTTCAAAATCAGCATATATTTGTTTTATCCTCAATGCCTGTTTGCCTGTGTGTTCACCTTGATGTGCCTCCATATAAACATATTCTCTTTCATAACCTTTTGTTGTGGGTAAAGCTCTTATACATGTTATTATTGTATTATCATTTTTTTCATTTTTTCTTGTTGCTATATCCACAGAAACAATTCTAATTTCTCCATCTACTTTTTTAATTTCATTTGGATTTTTCTTTTTATCATAATTATCATTTCTAAAAGGATAAAATGCCTTTTTTAAATTTCTATTTTTTTGAAACATGTCTAATTTAAAATAAGCATTACTGTTTTCACCAAATGGAATATTTTCATATTCTTCTAAAAATGTTATAGAATCCATTGTGCTTCTATCTCTTGCAATTGCTTTCTTAGTTTTAATATTATGTTTTATTGCTATCAAATAATCAAAAGCTATAAATCCAGCATCTTTACCTTCTAACATCATTTTAATTGTATCTAAAGTCTCTTTATACCACCATAAACCTTTATGATAAGCTGAAGAAATAAGAATCTGTCTTGGTTCTTCTATTAAAACTTTTACACTTGAATATTTTGGATTTTTTAAATATGGAGTTTGTCTAGCATAAGCAAAAGGTTTAACGATGCTGTCAAACTTCTGTTTGTCCATGATACGAAATTCTTCTCCAATTGTAAAAGTTGAACGTTCGCCCCTACCACTTTCTTGACAAGCAACAACTTTTATAGTTGTACCATTATGTAGTACACAATTACAATTATTTTGAGTATCAGAAAAGTCTTTTATTTCTCTTGCGATATTAGGATAATCATCTTTTAACCTTGCCATTTTCCCAAAGATAATTCCTGCTTGCTTCATAGAATTTGCAACTATGACAATTTCTGAGTTTGGATACAGACAGCCCCTTGCATAAGCTAATAAAGCGATTAACCACGATTTTGCGGCGGCTCTCGATGCTATAGTAACGAAACTTTCACAAACACTCATGAAATATATCCATATTACTTGATACCAATATAGTTGTACTCCAAAATAATGTTGAATGAATCTATGAACATTTCTACGATAAAATGTTATCCAATCTATTAAATTTTCTTGCCATTGTTCATTTATATCTTTTTCTTTTATCATTGTTTTAGGAGCTTTAAATTGATTACTATGACCTGAATATTTTTTAAAATCATTCTCATATTTATTATATGACCTACCCATTTGAATCACCTTCGCTTACAGAAACATCTACATCATCTAAATTTCCATCAATATTATCATCAACAAAGAAATTTCTAACTCCTGTAAGAAAATTTTCAATAGGGCGAACAATATAGTTTTTAATGTACGGGACAAAATCATCCATATCTTTATATTTTTCTTGTTGTTCAAACCACTCGGCAGGTCTAAATTGTTCTATGTCTTTAATCCACAAACCAAATGCTTCATGAGATTTTCCAGCACTAGCTTGATTTGCTTTAGCAGGGTCTACAGAACAAGTTTTAAAAAGGTCTTGTAATTCTTTTTGAAGTAGTCCAACATTTTCTTTTTTTTCTCTTGCCTTTCTAATATCTAATATTTTTATACATATTTCTTTTAATAAAGTAATTTCTGCTTGATTGTCGCATCTATGAGTTTGTTTCCAACTCGATAATTCTGATTCTAAAAATATTATATCATCTAAATTAAAACCTCTCCCCCAAAATAAAATCAAATCTTCATCAATATCTTCTTCATAACCTTCACTTGTTACATCGTTGTTTTGTTCATCCACTAATCTGTCACTATCTGTAAATCTAAAAGATTCAAACCTTCCATTGCTTTTACCAGTTGAACCTAATTTACTTTTATAATAACCAAATACCGCCTCTGCCTTTTTACCTTTAGAAATTAATCCATCAATATGAGATAATGTTTGTTTGAATACCTCTTTATTAAACATTACATCCAAATCCTGACACGTTAAATATAATGCTTTTTCAATGCTTTTGTATTTTTCAAAGTAATTATTATAAACTTCAGCACAATGTTCTTTACATATAGACATTAAATTATTTTTATCGATTGCTGGATTTGTAGTTTCATAAAATGCAGAAACAGGTTTAAATCCCATACAAACTCTACAATATGCTTCACCAGACACCACTTTTGGTTGTTTGGTGTTTATTTTTGTTTTAGGCATCTGATTTCATCTCCTTTTAATCACAATAAAAAGGTTAGAATTAACCAACCTCTTCTAAATCACTATTTTTTATATATCTTAATTCTCCAAAATTATAATCTTCTTCAAATTGAGAACATTTAACCTTTTTATCATCAATATCAAAATTAATCCATCTATGCCCCGAATTAATATAATTAATAGCATAATTATAAATTTCTATTATTTTATTATCTGAAGGTAATAAATCTCCAGAAGATATAATTCTTATTTCTTTCCATCCAAAATCTCTAAGTAAACAACTTCTTTTAAATTCTTTATTATCAAATTCTTCTTGTGTTATAATGCCACATTTAACTTTACCATTGTGAAAACCGCCATCATATTCTATAAAGATTTTATCATTCGGAAATGCAATATCCAAAAACATATTACTTACTAAGTAATTTAATTCACACTTATTTAGTGTATATTTATTTATTACTTCATATAAATATTTTTGTTGTTTTGAACACTTTTGACTTCCGTTGCTAAATAATGTTTGTAACATTTTATTTTTTACATCAATGTTTTGCGAGGGGACTTCTACTCCATATCTTTCTAAATTAGTCTTTTTGGTTTTTTCTATTACCTCTTTCGATTGATGGTGATTTTGAAATCCATACTTTATTAAATTTGTTTCTTTAGACTTTATTTTATATTCATCTGTTTTAGGATAATATTCTTCTCCATATCTTTCTTGCATTGTATTTTTAAATTTTTCCATTGATTCTTTAGATTGTAACATATGTTCTACACCATATCGTTCTATTCTTGTTTGTTTTGTTTTTTCTTTTATCTCTTTACATTGTTGAGGGTTTTCTGTACCATATTTTTCTAAATTAGTTTTCTTAATTTTCTGTTTAGTATCCTCTAATTTTAAATTGGTAGTTACACCATATTTTGCCATCATTGTTTCTTTATATTTTAAACTTTTACATTGAGGATTATCACAACAATCTTTCTTAATATAAGAATTTTTTAAACTTCTTATATATTCATGATAACTTCTATCAACTACTTTTTCTTTACAAAAATCACATAGTATTTCTACAGTAGCATAACCACCTTTAGGCAAATCCTTTACTTTTACTATTAATTTAGTGTCTTTAGGAACACTCATTCTACCCCATTTGTTTTTTACTTTAGGGATGTTATAACCTAAACTTTCATAATATTTAACATTATTGATTATTTTTACCTCAACTTCTTTACTAATTAACATTACAATCATCCTTCCGTTTTACAATTTTATATATATTTCTCCCGTAAAAATAATAAAAAGAAAGGCGGTGTACGGAAGGGAACACCATAAGTCAGGGTAGCAAATCCCAACTTGCCTTTCTCCATAGAAAATATTTATATATTTTCACTACTATCCACTAAATCAATAATGGATAGTTATCAAAACATAATTTATATAATCTTAATAATCAATTTCTTTGACCAAATCTAATAATATCATTCTAATACATTCGGGACACCCAAAAGCAACCTTCAATATTCTCTCAACATACCTATCAATCATACAATCCGCACAATCACAAGGTTCATAATCTTCGTCTT